CTCTAAAGCTTGAATCGTGGTAAGGCTTGATTTCAAACTCAACAATATTTCGGGTGCTGCTACCCGCTAATTTATGTAGGCGGTATTTAGACGCATCACGTACTTCGCCAAACGCCACTTCTATTTTACTGCCACTTACGCTGTAGTCTGTTTGAATATCTATACGAACAAGCGTAGATTCACACAAAGCCAGTGAGTCAAAAGGTATTTTTATACGGGCCACGGCCACGGTATTCGTAGTTTCATTAGATATTTTATGAATGTCTATGGCGGGTACGGTTACATCGTTCTCAAATCCATACGCCCATGATTGGCCATCTGGTGAATCAAAGCGCTTCAACTCATAACCATCTACTGTGATGTATTCTTCACCATACTCTTGAACCATTGAAAACGGGCCAGTATCCGTGATAACGGGGCGCTGGATAACCGATACTGGCACACGCACTTCATTACCGGCTACGCCTTCTGCGGTAACATAGCTGTAAATCAACTCGTATTCACCGATAGTGTTTCTGTTTGCGTCGGCCCATCCCGTTGCATGTACCTGCCCTTGTAGGCCATTTTCTTCTCGGAAGATGGCAACAGGGGGTTTGAATGGCTGGCCTTGGGTGATTGTATAGGACTCTGCGCCCGAATATTCTAGGGTAGGCTTAGTCACGTATTCCACCGTTCTAAATTCTTTTACTGTGTTGAACTCACTGTCAACGACCGTAAATTCTAAGTTAAAGGTCTTTGTTGCGTCATTTTTTACAGGCCCACCTTTAACTGTCACTTGATCAGTTAAATCCCCATCCTCTGCGTCTTCTGCCGATACTGTAAAAACGGGGACGGGATCTTCATTCACGTAAAGCCGTTGTGTTGCAGGGCCGCTAACCGTTAGTGTTGGTGGGTTTCCCGTAACAGGTAATTGAGTTGCATCCCCGACAAACACATCATCATATAAAGTAGGCTCTGTGCCTCCTACGCCGTGCTTGGTGTTGCCTAGATAAGAGTTGTCGTCTACCTCGTAGATAGGCGTGTTCGTATCACCGTTGAAATAGACTTGTATGTTCGGCCCACGAAGCTGAACTTCAATCTCATAGTAAGCATTAGGGTCAAAGTTAGGGATGGCATACGAGTTATCTATGTGGGTTCTATTGTCTGCACTGAACTTGCCGAAATAGAGCTGCCCGTTGTACGACACCGCAACGTAGAAATACTGAAAGCTGTACTGCGCCCTAAATACCACACCCCCCCTTGCGTATGTGTTGGTACTCGCTTTTACTGTGCCTCGGACAATACCGTTAGGATCACCCGTATCGTAAACTACCAACGCCCCGTAACTACCATTTACGGTGTTCGTCTTTAGCTGGTTGTTTTGTATTTTTACGATAGGCTTGTACGCTTCGTTTGCGGGGTCTAGCCTTTCTAATCCTTCCGGTAGGGGGGAATCATCGGGCAGATTAAAATCAAAAAATTTGGTACTCATATTAGCTTCTCGTTCTAAATTAAGTTGATATTGTCATTATTTTTTGAGCTAACGACACGGGCAAAAACTGGCAAGCGATTTTAATTTTTTATGGATAAAAGGTAGTAACCGTAAACTATTGAGTCTCCATAATCGCCTTGTAAGCATCCGTTAAGGATGTAATGGCGCTTAGCAGTGCATCATTCTGACCAAGCGGTATTAGGGTCGCGCTTTTCTCTACTATGTCATTGCCCGTATAAGCAATGGCCAGCGTTAAGGTGCGATTAACGGTATCACCGTTTGTAACAACTCGCGGCCTATCCCCTGCGATAAAAATCACACTTCCCGGCACTACTGAAAAGTTAGAATCGTTAGTGTTTATCTGTACCAGATTACTATTGTTTGTAAGTGTAACGCTTGGGAACTCTCTCACTGTGCTCATGAAGGCCGCTCCTCAACGCTGATAAGATTAAGGTTTTGCGTCAGGATGAATTGAATCACGTGATACCGCTGCTGATTTACTACGCGCACTCGATATGAAAATGTGCCTTGGCTTGTGTTGGTGTCTGTATAAGTAAATGAAGAATTGGTCACTTCTGTCCGATTACAGACACGGCCACTGGGGTCATTAGATATTTCAGGCTCATGTAGCTCACGGTATGTTAGTTCGCCCGTGACTTCATGCGACTGGACTTGCGTCCATCCACCGCCACCTAATGCGCGTTCAAGAATGATGGTGCAACTCGGTACAAAAGTTTCACCAGTTGGGCAATAACCGTCTTCTTGACTAAAACCACGCCAAGAAATGCCATAGTTCACTTGTTTGGGGTTGCCATTGGTGGTGAAAGGGCCGACGACGACAAAAGGATTCTCTGTAAGCAACGTGGTGTCACCACCATTAATTAGTTGCCCCGTTGTTACTGAGCCACCGAAGTATTCATTAGCATTTAAGTCACGCCAGCCCAAAGAAGCATTTTGTTTAGTTAAGGCGCCGTAATCAGGCTCTCCATTTTGGTCGAGTATCGGGCTACCTTTCCATATCCATAAATTGTCTGGCCCAAACCCATCAGGATCCTTCACTTCCATGACGTTAGCACGAACGGTTACTTCCCGAGCTGCTCTAATAGTTCCCGTAAACTCAGTATTTGCACCAATTTCTAACTTGCCAGTAATAGTATTGAGGTTAAAAAACACTACGCCTGCTTGACTGGCGAACTTAAGGTTGTCCATGTAAAGGTGAATTGATGAATTGTTGTTCCCGCCCTGGATACTTAAGCCCGTAAACTCTTCGTTTTCGTCGACCACGCCTAAGTAGTAAGTGCCGCCAAGCTCACCAAGCTGGTCTTCCAACGCCTGCATGAAGTTAATAACAGAAAGTTCCTCACCCGCACTGTTCGTTACTTTTACTTCTTCAAACGACCGAACCAGAGGTGCGCCGGCAATCCAATCGCCGTTCTCATCTTCATAGCCGATATTTACCTGCTTAAAGTCTGCAAATTGCGCCTCAACTGTCTTGGTACCTACCTTTTGCTTAAGCCCAATTATCTCTGTGCTGTTGATTTGATTAGCGCTAACCGCTTCGGTGACGTTGTAAATAAGCTGCTGGTACTGGTCGCCCTGCTCACTGGTTTGGGTACTCCAATAAGACACATCATTAGTAATCGCTTCAATGTGATCACCCAGTGCTGCGGGTAAGCCAGGCCACTGCACCAAAGCAAAGGTTTCGGGCACAAAATCTTGCGCATCAATACCAATCAGGTTGGGAATAGTCACCGATAACCAATTAGGGTCTGCAGCTGTGTCGTTTACCAGTCGGTACCAAACCGTTACCGTGCCGTTGTGCGGCGTGTTGGTTATAGTAATTGTGAGGTTACGGCCAGCATTAATGGCGGCGTCAAATTTCTCTTGTGTACTACCTTCAAATGAGTACTTCCATTCGTAAGTTGCTCGGCCATTCGGTGGAGTTGGGCCATTCACTATTACGCGCCCTGGCAAAATATTAATGCCAATGTCATCGGTCGGGGTTGATGTCGCTCCTACGTTAAACGCCCTTTGTGTAGCCACACTGTTTTTTTCAAAGCGGTTCTGAGCAGAAATTGCAACGCTATAGTCGCCTAATGCTAAATTATTAATATCCAGTGCAGGTTGTGTCGGGTAATAGACCTGACTAAAACTATCTGCTGGTTGCTTGGTGATAAGCACGACGTAACGGCGAACGCTATCCGGTGCACCGTGCTCCCACGTTAATAGACCTTGCCGCCATGCATCGTTTGGCGTTGGCGAATAATTAATATTCTGTGGCGCTGACACGTACGTATTGTCTATGTCAGTGTTTGGCGTTAAGTCGCGCTCTGAAGGTATAACGCTATCGCTATAAATCTCTGCAGTTGTTTCTTGTAGAACCAATGTCCAGGTAAATGATTCGGTATCAAAATCGAAGTCGATAACTTCGTATTCTTTACCGATAATATTGTGCTCTTTGAACTCAATGTTCACCACTTTGCCAGGCGAACACTTAATACCTTTCCAGCCAACCACGACCTTAAGCGTATCGCCAGCGGCTAACCGTTCCATGTAGACTCGATTTAAGCGCTGACACATGGTGTCAGAATTGGTGAATGCCAATTGCCTTGCATGCTGAAGATATTTTTTATCGCGTGTATCACGGTAATATTCACTGAAGATTTCAGTGCTATTCGTTTCTTGATAGAAGGAATCAGGGTCGATGAATTTGGCAACAACAGCATTGCAGCGGTCTTCAAGTGGTGTGTATGGCTGACGGTCTACGTCTGCCTTTAAATCATCTTCAGTTAGTGTAACGGTTGCTGGGCCTCGATAAGCCGCAGTTAGAATCCAATACTTACCGCCAGCTTCAACCCAGCGACCACCGCAGCTTTTAAGTAGCTCGTCCTCAACAATCCGCTGGCCTTGTGAAAGGTCTATTACACCGTTACAAGTCCAGCGCTTTTCAGTGTGCGTGTCGCCGTTCTTATCTTCGAAGCTAATAAGTTCATCGCATAGATTTGCTTCATAGGCCAAGTTAGCCAGGTCAAACATTTCAATGGGTAATACTTCATCACCGCCAAAGCGCTTCCAGTACAAATTGATAAGAACAGGGTTTTCTGTCCATTCCCACGTACTTTGGTCATCGGCTCTATGGTCACCATTGCCACCTTCGCTACTGTCTTTTCTTGGGTCGTAACACTTAATGCCGGCAACTAAAAATTTAACGTCCTGTACGCCGTTCGGGAAGATATCAGGGTTCACTTCGTACTTGTGATAAGCGTACGTTATGCCGAAACCTATGCAGTCTTCATCTACATTGGTCATTTCTGTACGGGCAGTAGCGTTTGCTGTTGTTTGGTCACCTAGCGCCACTTGAATTCTGTAGCCGTTACCACTTAGTGAAGACGCGTTTTTTCCATCAAGCTGGTAAAGCTCTACGCTTTCACACGGGTGTGCAGCTAATGGTGTGAAGAACAAGTTGTATTCTTTCTTATTAAGCGTGCGCTTTTGGTACTTAGTAATAGGCCCACTTGTCACTGTTTTGCCTACAATCATAAGCCGAGGGGCGTTGCTTTCTGTTCTTAGGTTTTGGTGGCCTGTGCCAAGGGCGCTGGTATCTGGTATTTCTGGCTGAAGCAGTGAGCCAAAAACACCACTAATCAACCCAAAGGCAAATTTTAAACCGCCGCCGACTAAGCCAACTAAAGCGCCACCAACAGCCTCAACCGCTTTACCCACTAGCCAACCCTCCAAACTTTTTTAATCAAAAGTGGAGAGAATGTTTCTATCCCATTTTCACCCGGGGCGAGTACTTCACCAAACATAACGCCTGCAATGTCTCTACCGTCGTTTTCAAATAAAACAACATCACCGCGACGTACCTCTAGCCTTGAAACCGTCGAACCAAAAGCATGGGTTAGTACTTCTTCTACACTATTGAATCCTTGTTTTTTTAACGCTCTCATTGCGCCTAATTCGCTTTTGTACTTGCCACGAAACGTTGCTGCAGGATCAACGCCTGTAATAGTCTGAGCCATATCAGCCACAAACAAACAGCAGTCATTCACACCCCATTCAAACGGCGTGTGCTTTTTACTTTTAACAAAATCTGTCAGGCGTGCTGTCCAGTCAGTGTGTCTTATCATCGCTGCCTCGTTGTTGTGCTGCCGCCTCTGCCAGCTCGGCCACCGCTACTCACGGCATTACTCCCGCTATAGCTGCTCAGCGGTCCTTTAGCTACGGCTTCAACGTCATCTAGAAAACTGTCGTTAGGATAAATTGCACGCTGACTCGCTGCGCTGTACGTGGTGTAGCGTTTTGGTTGGCTCCATCGATAGGTGTAGCTAACACATTCGACAGAAATAGTCGGTGGAGCGCTGTACTTGGCAGGGGTGTTGTTAACGATGCCGAGATAGATAAGTTGCTTTGCAACCAGCTGCTGGTCGTCATTAAAGACGCCAAGGTACAAGCGTACTTCGCCGCCTGCTGCATCATCTTTAAGCGCTTCAGCAAGTACCGACGTGTCAGGGGTTATCAGAGTTAGTGTTACTCGAGGAGCGCTACCCTCTTTAATTACACTTACCATTCCATTGTTAGCTACGCCCCAATAGGTTTCGCCGTCTGATTTGATTGGGCCTGCACCATTGTGAAACCGCGCCATGCCAGCAGGCCACTCGATAGTACCCATAATGCAGGCGCACTTTTCAGACTGGCTAATAATGGCTTCAACTTGTGGTTCGAGGTGATAAGTCATGCGCGAATACTCGTATAACCGCTGATAGAAAAATCATTCAGCACCAGTTTTCGTTGTGCAAAGCTCGGTCCCTGCTGGTTGTCAGGCAGCATCATTTTATTCATTGGGTCGTTAACGACTAAACCTGTGCCGCTTATCGGAATACTTAGCAGTTGAGGTCTAAAGCGAAGCGTACATTCACCGATGTTGTCGGCAACGGCATCTTCTAAAAGTTTGTATAGATAGTTGTCTAACTGGAAACGATCGCCAGCTGGCGCTATCAATGCGTTAGGAATGGCGTTCTTAATTTTTAATACCGTGCCTGATTGGTCGTTTCCATCAACCACGATGTTACCAGCCCAGTCGCCTAGCTGTGTATGGGTGCTATCCCACATCATAAATTCACCGCGGCTACCGTCTAAAGCGTCTATGAAGTTTGAAAGTTCTCGCCCTTGTGCATAACGAACCTTCGACCATGAACCACTAAAGGTCCAATAAGCACCTGGTCGCGTCCACACCTCAGAGGTTCGCCCGGGGCCGGTCGATACACTTGAATTAGGTACAATTTTAAATTGCAGGGATGAAGGCAAAATATGCCGTGGAAAAATAGGTAAACTCATCGCGAAGCCCTATAACCTGAATACACTGGGCCTGTACCCGTCTTAAACTGCTGACCGACTTTTGCTAGCGTTTCTTGCTGCTGACGTTCAAGAATAGGTGCCAGTTGCGTCATTACCTCTTCAGTGCTGCCACCTGAAACATTGATTGTTCTGTTGTCGTTGAATACAACGCTGCGCCCACCGCCATCGTTGGCCGCTTGCCTGTTTAAAATGTTGGCGGTATCTACACGGCTAGTAACGGTCGCTGGGCCTTTCACGAATTCAGGGCCATATTCGCCGGCAATACCGAACTTACCTGATGGAATGTGACCGCCGTTGTCAAAAAAGCCAGCGAACCCTGCCGTTTTAGCAGTCGCAAGAGTTGTTAAAATACCTGCTGTTGCTGCCGCTGCGTTAGCTCCCATAGTTGCAAGACTGACCATAGCAGCTGCTGGCGTCCATGCAGCAGTCAACGCTGCGGCAGTAGTAGTTCCTGTAGCTATAGCTATTCCCGATGATGCTGCGGTTGTCGCAGCATCATCGGCGAGATCGGCCTTTCTCATTGTCATTCTTAGCGCCCAATTCGCCGCCTCTTTAATACCTATTTCTACAAGTGTCGCGACAACTTGCTTACCGATGGCCAAAGTTACATTTCGTAAGCCGTCACCTAAATTTTCAGAATCAAAGAGGGCGCTTGCTGTTGCCTGGCCAACACCAGACGCGAATCTATCGAAAGACTCAGCCCACATTAGATCAAATTGACTTTTTGCCCCTTGCTGAATTTGCGTTATCGCGTCTGCGTGGCGACGCTGTTCAGCTTCAATAAGTTGGTTTATTTCTTGGCGTTTTGCCAAATCACTTTCAGGCAAGCTATCTCTGTACGTTTCAAGGTCATTAATATTAT